ATTGTTTCCATTATTATTTTTAACTTGTAGTTGCACGTAATCGTTTTGGTCTAAGGTTAAACCATTAGCCATTACAAAAACTGCTACGTCTCTACCACCTTGCAAATTATTTACTTGCCTAGTTTGTTCTGTGTAATCTAAGTTTATAAATGAACTAGCAGAATCATCCCATTTTCTGAATCTTACAGTCAAATCATTATTTTGTACGCTTTCTAAAACTAATGATGCAGTAACTTCATATTCTCTAGGATTAACCCCTAAGTGAGTAAGTTTACCATCTGCACTAGCTGAAAAGTGTTGTTCATCTGAGCCTGTAAAAACACCTTCTATATTGTAATAAGTAGACCCAGCAGAAACAACTGTAAGTTCTTCACTTGTTACTTGTGTCACCCCACCTACATAAGTGTTTGGCACTCCGTTATTACCTTTCCAATAGGACGCTAAATCACTCCTACTAATGTTAGGCGTTATATTACTATCATCAGGAACGTAAACACCTCCCCTTGTAATCTCGCATCCTTTTAATTGTAATGTACTTGAATTAGGAAAGTTAATATCTTGAAAATCTAATAAAGGTTGTAAAGTTCCTAAATCACAATTTATGTCCGTTAAAAACCTACTATTCATCTGAAACAAAGTACCCTCTTTGAATAGTGGTTCTGTTGTTGCATTATCCATATTTCTAACGATAGAGGTTGTAATACGATAGCCACCAAGCCAAACACCATTTAACGTTAAACTTGGACTACCACCAAAACGCCCTGTACCAGTTTCTAGCCCTTGCCTATATTCGTAAATATCACCTAAAGAAGTACAATCTATATAATTAATTCTTTGAAACTCAAAAGCATTGAAGCCAGTTGCATCATACAACTCATAAACTTTTGAAGATGTACCTGTAACACTTATATAATAATCAAAACCTAATAAATTACCACTACCTATAGCAATACTCTCCGATATAAACATTGTATAGTTATCTTCGCTAGAAGTTAAACCGCTTAAATCAAAAGAGTAACCCCTTATAGTCATTCCTGTAGTTGGTACTGTTATTTGAGTAGTTCCCATATCAATAATACCATCTAAAAAATACTCTTTAGTGCTATCTATTACACCACCTAAAGTAGTGTCTTTATTTGCTTGAGTACAAATAACAATATTGTCTAAATAAATATCATCAAAGTTTTCATTCGTTTTTATCATTGCGGTCCTTAAAGGGTCGCCTGTACCATCATTAGGGTTTGTACCTATGTTTATTTCTTGTTTAGCCATTGTCTGATGTTATTATATTATTATCTGCTGTTATATTTGTTGAATCTGCTGTTATTATATTAGTTGTTTGAAATAAGTTTATATCTGAATAACTAGAAAACCCATTAATTCTAACTATCATATTTCTTAAAACACCACTATTGTTTTCATCAAAGTCTACACTTAAATTATTATTGTTTGATGTAGCACTAGCCCAAGACGTACCCCATCCAGTATCTACATAACTTATCGTAGTGTTATTTAAACCGCCCACTTGGGTAGTTACTATCTTTGACTCCCAATCTGTATAAATACTATCCTTTGTTGGTGTTGGTGAGCCTATTGATTCATCAAAGTTATTTATTAATGTTAATGTTGTTTCGCCACTCAATAAGTTGTAACTATATTTATCTATTCTATAATAGTTACCTTTAATATATAATGTATCGTTTAATTCTAATTTAGTAATTATATGTAAAGGCAATACTGATTTAAAAACCCAATTACGTTTTTTGATATTAAATATAGATAGAACATAATCTTGATAATGGTTAGTATATAAATTATCTACTAATGCTTCACCTGAATATGTGCTAAATTCTGCATTAAATATTAAAGAGTAAGGATATATACCCCCATTTCCTAAACTATGAAAGGGCGTATTAACTGCTAAGTTTAAAGATGTTTTTGTTGTGCCATCATAAAATCCTATTCTATTATTAAAATCTACAAATGAAAGATTATAAAATATAAATGGTTTAGTTTTTATAGGTTCTAATTCTTCATCTATAATTGCACCGTATTGTATATTAGTTTGTTCATTAGTTTGTAAATTTGGTAAACGTTCGTAAACTATCTGCTCAAAAGGCAATGTAAATTCTAACTTTTCACCATCTAATATTTTAGAAGTTGGGTCGTTAGGGTCTTCCCTTAATATCACTTTACTATCGCCATAACCTCTTTTAAAAGTATTTTCAAATTGAGAAGCTAATATTGTTTGAGGTTCTGAAAACTTTAAATTAATTTCATTTAATATCTTTCCTCTATTAACATCATAGCTGCTAAAGTTTATATACTTAGTAACATCATAAGTCTTCCCACTTGAGTAGAAACTACTTAGGCTATCTATATATAAAGTACCATCTTTTTGTGGCACTACAACCAACTTAAACATATTAAACAATCCTTTTAGAAAGTCTATTATTGTCATCTTAGGTAATTCTTCCACTACCTTAATTAAATTCTCATTTGTTGCAACTATATTTGCTTCTGATACTAAATTGTAAAGGGTTTGCAAACCTGTTTGGGTTGCACCTTGTTTTAATTGTCTTAATTCAGCAGTATATTTAAGTTCTACAGATGACCTTATATTATAATATATCTCATAAGTACCAGCACCTTGTAGAACTTGTGTAGCAGAACCACCTGTTATACTTTCTTTTAAAGGATATTCTATATATAATTCATCATTAACATACATTTCAACCCAATACGTAACATCTTCATAACCTGCTTCTGGTGTTACATCTAATGTCATTGTTAATATGGAAGTAGATTGTAATTCATAAGTACCAATATTAGTAGCTAAATCCATTTTTTCCAATGGTGGTACATTAGGCACATTATAATTAAAATCTATTATCTTAGTTTCTCCACCTGTTGGTTTTTCATTATCAGGGTCTAACCATATATACAACTCAGTAAACTCAGAAGTGCCAAGGAAATCACGACTAAAAGTTAAATCATAATTTTCTTCTATTGCTTCAATGATTTTAAGCAGTCGTAAAGATGGTTTTAAATCATTCCATATTAAACCATCACTACCACCATCAAAAGCTATGTTACCATCACCAGAATCACTAGCGTCAGGGTTGTAATAACATTGTTTGTTTAGTAATAAATTATATATTATATCTTTATTAAATAAACCAGATGTTAAACCTATTTTTACATTAGATGAATTATATTCGTGTTCTAATGCATCAAAAACAGAACCGCCTAAATCAGTAAGCTCATCTTTACCTAATATGTCTTTTAACGATACTAAATTACCAAAGAAATTAATTGTGTAGCTACTCGGTTTCCCTTTCTTTACATTTACTTTTATTAATCTCCATTTACCTACTTTAAAAACAATGCCGTCTACGTGTATCTCACCTTCTACCTTTTTACGCGCATCAAATGTATTATCAATATTAGCATCGTACCAATGTTTAAAAAGTCTATTGTTATTCTTACTTGCTGGTACTGTAAAGGTTTTTGTATAGTCGCCTGTATTCTTAGTTATATCTGAAATATCCAATACAGAAGAATGTACTTCAACACTTTCCACGCCTGTTTGGTCTAATTCTTCGTTTTCTATGTATAACTTTGTTACCATTAAATATTATTTACCGTATTGTAACTAGGTTTGAACTTTATTTCGTAATTAATAAGCCTTTCATTTAGTTGTGTTTTATAACTTAATGACTTACTCTCAATATTTAACGGTACAAAATCACCATTATACAACCATAAGCGTTCACTTAATAACATTTGTGTAAATATCTCATTCATTTCTTCATCTACAAACCCACTATTTAAAGTTAAACCCTCTCTTGCTTGTACGTTATACCTCACAAATTGGTGGTTTCCTTCACTTGGTTGCCCTCTATCGCTTTCAAACTCTGAACTTGTTATGTTTATATTGCTCTTTTGTTCTTTAAAAAATGTAAATACTTGTTCAGCACCTTCTTTATTTATAAAAAACACATCTACAGGCTCATATTTACACTCATCTTCCAATAATAATGTAACGGTTTTGCTGTTATATTCTACCTCAATATATCTATCTGTTGTAGTTTCATCACATTGTACCCAAATATACTGCACTAATTCACTAGAATCGGTTGTAGCAATGTAATTAAATGTTTCGTCTATCTCATTATCTGGATAACTTTTAACCGTTGCAACCTTACCAACCGCTTCATCAATTAAAATAGGTACTACAAACACACCATCCCTGTTTACTTTATAATCTTGAACAGGTATTAGTATGTTATTTGCTATTGTTATTATATTTTTGCCCTCGTTTCCGTAAGAATAACCTAATGAAATTAAACTTGTACTTTCTAATTGTGCGGCTTCCACCGATGTTGTTGTGTAAACTACTGATGTTTTTACCCATAAATTATTGTTAGAATCTATTGTACCTGTTCCTGTTGTTTTCTGAGGTTCAAACTCTATAAAGTCTGATATTAACCTAGAAATATTTATCTCATCACTTCCGGTTGATGCAGTAGGATTGTTTTTAGTAGTTGTGTAATTAGGTTCTGTAGGGGGAGATGCTTTTAAACCATTCCATACCCAAATAGACAATGTGTATTCAGTACAAGTTAAACCACTCGCAGGTGATACAAATGGCGTAGTAACGTAATAAGGACTGTTTGTTTTTATCATTTTATTGTAAATTCTAAGAAGTCATCTACATCTAATGCGTATGCTTCAATTAATTCATCTGGTAATTCTTTAAATCCAGTATTGTATATGCTTGTACTAATTGCGTGTAGTAATCCCTTACGCTTCATTAACCTACCTTTACTATCTCTTGGGGCTATTCCTTTTCTTATTGTCCAACCGTTTAAAAATATCGTTCTAGGTTTCTTATTTTTGTATTTAAACTTACTGTTAGTTACCTTCTTTTTTTTCCAAGTAGAACCATCAGCCTTTTTACCTCCTACACCTTTCACACCGTAATCAATAAACTCCCAATAGTCTTCCATTTCAAAAGATAAACTAAGGCTATTAGGATGCACTTCAACATCGTAATCAATACTGTTGTGTAATTTCTTAGAAGCTAATTTATCCTTCCTCCGTAGGTTGTTCTTAGATTTGTTTACAACACTATCACCAAATAGTTTTAAAGCACCTATTGTTTCTTCACCTAGCATACCTTACATAAGTTTAAAGTTGTATTAGGTAGTTCTACATCAAAAGACATATTCCATCCGTCTAATAGGTTTTTATCGCTAAATGTTATTTTAGTTATTGTAGGATTGTCTGACGCTGTTATATTATTGTTGTTAAAATCCCTGTTCATTATACGCCATATTCTATTCAATGCAGCAAACGTGTTATTATGATTATCTACTTCATTATCTTGTTCCCAAAACTTATCATTAACAATCTCCTTATTTATATCTCGTATATCTAAACATTGTAACTCAACCTGAAACGTTACCGTACCGTTGTTTAAACTACCTGTAAGTATATCTATATTAAATAATGGAAATATATTAGCCTTGTTTAAATCAATATCCTCACCCTTTGTAATAGTATTGATATAACTATCCTGCTCTGCTAATTGTTTTAAATAAATAAGTAATTCTGTATATTGATTCATAACCTTGTAACTGTTCCTTTTTTTCTTAAATCACTTTCTAACTTTTGTTTATCTATCTTATGTGCTAAAAATAAATGCATTTCGTGAACACCCTTTTTTAACACATCATCTATCTTTAAAAACTCACCACCAGCTAATTCACTGAGTGTAGGAAACCATCCCCATTTTTCAAAGTAATCTGCTGCACCATTTCCTTCTGTAGTACCTGAGCCGTAGACTTCTGGATATGATTCTGTAATTCGTTTGCTAAAGTCGAAAAAAAAACCAAAGAACCATTTACTAAATTCATTGGCATCCGCTTCATTATATCCCCATACTTCTTTGTTCCCTCATAACTCATCAATTCATAATTCCCTAATGCATCTTTGTTTGTTATAGGTCTAAATAATATTGCCATTAACTTATGAAAGTTCTCTACCTCAACACCATAACTTTTTAAATCTACAAACTCTGCTGTAGTCATTTCATCTAAGTTATTATGGAAACCAAACTCTACTTCACCAATCTTAAAACGGTGTTTAAATTCTGGTTCTTTATTCATAGCCTCAATAATAGTCTTTAAAATATCTTCATAATCTTTATGTGCTATCATTCCAACTTCACGATGCTTCAACTCTGTAAATATTTCTATCACTCTCTTATTGTACCCTAACTCATCAAGGTCCTCACGTTTGTTTAACACATCAAAACGTTGGTATTGTCCTAATGTTATGTCTCCAATATGTTCGGGTAATGTAATCTTTTTAATCATATAATTATAACGTATAAATTAATATATTGTTATTTGAAATATTTTTTGTATATTTGCTGTATTATTAACCGATTGATTTAATAGATTTGTTAATATGTGTCTATGCTGGGGGTATTCCTTAAACGTAATTGAAAATCAATTATATCAGTTTTAAAAAAGGTAGTAGGTAATTCGTCACGCTTACTGCCTTTTTTTATCTTATCTCTATTCCTGTGCTTCTACCTAGTTGATAAGTTACATTATAACGCACCGCATCAATGATATGATTAAAAGCATCTACATATAATTTACTACCCTTATCAGCAAACACATAATTATTTAACTCCTTACCTATATTATTACCATCTACTATTAATTGGAAGTCTTGAAGTAATGCTATTCCTAAACTTATCGAACCCGCACCCTTTTCTGCTGGAGTTACATTGTTACCCATTGCGTTTAGTTCATTAATTAGTCTAGGCTCTGCTGAATCTGCTACTATTAATTTATTACCACATATCTTTTTATTGATGTGGGCTATTTCCGTTGTAGTTAATTTAGGTTTGTAAAGGTGTTCTTTTAAATAGATAATCTTTTTCTTTTTATCTATTGCTATTTCTACAAGTGTAGTTGGGTCAATACTAAAACCATAATCTTGACCGAATGATGTTTGAAATTTATCAGGGTTAAAATCTCCATACTTCCAATTAGTAAACACAACACCCTCTGCTTTATCTAACCAGCCACCAAGAATTACGTGCTGATATTTAATAGGGTTTGTTTTCTTTATTCTTGCAACCTCATTTAAAAACGATTGGTCCAAGTGTTTAACATTATCTAAATAGGTGGTATGTATATAAGTTACATCACCTTTAACACCGTTAAACGTTTCATCTACACCAGCATCTTCAAAAAACCTTCTATAAATCCAATGTTCTTTAGTTGTAGGATTGAGTATTAGTATTACTCTATTTTGTACTCCCTTAGTTCTTAGTGATAGGTTTATCTTATCGAATACTGTTTCATCAACTAATTCTTCTGCTTCATCCAATATCCAAGTTGTAACGCCTTGTAAAGACTTAAGGTTTGCAGTTTGGTCACCTGATGATGTCTTTAGTCCTTTGAATATTATTTCGCTGTTAGAACGCTTGTTTTTAATTACACTTCTATTTACCTCAAAGTGTTCTGTAATATTGCAAAGTTCTAACTTCTCTTGAAACTCAGGTATAATAGATAGGTGAGCAGAAGACATTGTTTGTCTAGTGAATAGTATCTTATGGTTTAATTCATAGGATAACAATGTACTAAATGTATTAACACCAAATGACTTAGAAGAACCACGCCCTCCAGTAATAATAAAAAACCTAGTATCATTTGAAAATAAAGGTTTGTATTTACTATTAAGACTTATCAAAGTTTATAATATCTTTAATATCAAAATCGTTAATTGTATGTGTAGTATTTTGTTCAATGGATTGTTTAGGCTTACCATAACGATATGATAAATATAACTCAATAGCTTTAATATTGTTTTGACTTATCAATCCTTCTAGCTTATCAAAAACCATATCTGATTCAATATGTTTATCTAACTTTTCAATTAGTTTTATTTCATCTGCTTTAGGTTTACGCCCTGCCCCTTTTCTTGCACCACCATTATTTTTTCTCTTATCCATTTTTGAAATAGATTGTTTATTCAATATATTAACGTAATTATTAAGATAATGTTATATCCTCGTGTAACATCTCTGTTACAATCTCATT